ATTTTATAATGGAACTATAGCATCAATAACTGAAGTGGATTCATTAGTAACATCAACTGGCACATCAACAGTTGCTACATCTGGTGGTACAATATCAACTGCAAATGCAGTTTATGGACTTGATAACACATTAAGAAGTACTTCAACTATACCATTTGAAACGGATACCATTAGATTAAATTCTAAATTTACATTTACACCATCAACAAATGAGAATATCAACCAAACTGGATTAGGTACAACTTCATTTAATGCAACTATTAGTGGATATAACTTTGCAGGAACACAAACATCAACTACTGCAACGATACTATATCATTCCGGCAGTACTTTTGGTCAACCATTAAGTAGTGGTTCAATGGCGTATTATGGTGCTTCACAAGCATCTGATGCATCGGCAACTACTTTATACGAACCATTCTTAGGTGAAAACTATCGTATTCAATTAGCAGATAACGTTTTGGCATTTAATGGAACTGCGTGGACAACTTCATTTGGATTATATAATTTAGGAGCAAATGACCTACAAGTTAAACCAGGACATTTGGTTAAACCGGGTGGTACTTATGCTTATTGGTTAGGAAATCCATCAACTGCAAGTGATTACAAATATTATATTCGTAAGTTTACAACATCAGGTGTAAAAACCTCTATGACTTTAAATTTAGGACAAACATTAGTGGCATGGGATGCAACAACTGCTAACTCTGCAGCAGCAGTTATTCTATTTGAATCATCTAAGAATACAATATATTCTCCAGCAAGAGTATATGACCCAACAAAAACTCTATCTAACTTTGTATCAACAATCTCTGCAAATACTGATGGTCAAAATCCATTCGGTAGTAGTATAGATTTATATGGTAATACTGGAGGTAGTGTATCATCAACAACTTATACAATTCCTTTAAGAAATGGTGATGGTATGTTCTTAAATGCAACATATACTAATATTTATGTAATAGTCCGTTACAAAGGAGACCCAACACCAATAGCATCAATAACAATAGTTTAATAATTAAAGAATAGCAAAGATATAAAATGGCAGTAGATAAATTATCCAAATCGAACAGGTTACTTCAAAGTAGAAGATACACTCATGACAGTTTTACTGATTCACAAGAGGCATTCACTTCTACATTGGATATTAACGCCGGAGAAGTTTATGTAGACCATGCATTGATACCTTCAAGTGGATTACCATATAGTGGAAGTGCACAAAGTGGTTCGGTATACTCAGTCAATGGACAGAGTGTGATGAAATACTATTATAGAGCAGGTTTAACTCGTTCGGATTTAGCAACTGGTTCTAAAAGTGAAGTTTGGTTTGTATTATCTAATGCAACTGCATCTTTAGCAGGTATTGGCGGTCAGTTGATTGATGGTAATCAACAAACAAATTTTATATCTCCAAAATATGGTGCAGTATCATTAGCAAATGCTAACGCAGAAGATACAACACCTGGTTATGGTGCAAAGGTATTTGTATCATCAGCTACATCATCAGTAGGAGTTGCAGCAGGAGACCAAGTTTCGGTAAACAATTATACCTTTGATTATAAGACGGGTGTTTTACAATTTGCTACTACTGCATTGGCACCAACTACTACTCAGTATGTTTATGTTTCTGCTTATCAATATGTTGGTAGAAAATTAATAGATACTCTAACTGATTTAAAAGGTACGTTTAGAGTATTTGCAACGTATAGTGCGTTATCCACCTCACCGGTAAATAACTTTACAAATGGTCAAATAGTGTATGTAGCAAATACTGATACTCTATATAAAGCAACAATTACCTACGCTGATTTTATAACTACATATAGTGATTCCATTTCGTGGGACACTTATACATTTGGTGGTGGTGGTACTACATACGAAGCATCTAATGGATTAACAGGTTCATTATCAGGTAGTACAATATCGTTTTCATTGAATACTGGCTCTTTACATTTTCAAAGTGGAGTAGAATATGTAATTTCTTCAGGTTCTTTTACAATTGACTGCGGTAAAATTTAATAAATCTAAAATATCTTTATACTTATATTCATAACACTACATAGTGTTTTATTATTTAGGCATATGTCCTTACAACCAAAAAAATAAAGGTTTTCATTTAAATTAAAAAAACAAAGAAGGAAAAACAATGGCACAAATAATTAAACATAGGAGGGGTTCGTTAGAAGCCGTATCAAGTGCTACAAAAAGAGCAGGTGAATTATTAGTTGTAACAGGTTCAGCAGGAATCTCAGCAGCTAATGGTAACACAATCTTATTTGTAGGTATTGATGGTTCAACAGTAACACCCGCAAATAAAATATTACAGGGAACTACAACCCCTGATTTAACAGGAGCAACATACGATACCTCAATAGATGGTATCCCATATTATAACACATCACAAGAAAAATTATTCATCGTTAATAAGGGTGGTAACGTTGAAGTAAAAGCAACTGCACAAACTGGCGGAACAGGAATTGTTTCAGGTTCTTCTCAAGTAGTTGCATTATTACCGGCTGGAACTATTTCAAGTTCTGCACAGGTAAATGCGGATTCAATCACAAACTTTGATTCAAACGTTAAAGCTAAATTAGATGCTGATGGAGTAATTTCAGGTTCAGCAGGTATTATCCCATTATTACCAACCGGAACAGTTTCTGGTTCATCACAAGTAAACGCAGATTCAATTACTAATTTTGATTCAAATGTTAAAGAAAAATTAAACGCTGATACAGTAGTTTCGGGTTCATCTCAAATTACTTTTAGTGGAATAAGTTCATTACCAACATTAGTTTCGGGTTCATCTCAAATTACTTACGCAAGTATCTCTTCAATCCCAGCTGGTATTGTTAGTGGAAGTACTCAAGTAACTCCATTATTACCTACCGGAGTGATTTCCGGTTCATCTCAAATATTAGGTGGAAGTGGTGTATTTAGTGGTTCATCGCAAGTAAATGCAGATTCAATTACTAACTTTGACGAAAATGTTAAAGCTAAATTAGATGCTGAGACTGTAGTTTCAGGTTCATCTCAAATAGTTGGTATATTGGGTGCATTGAATACATTCAGTGCATCTGCTTCAGCATCATTAGATAATATTCAAAATTACACTGCATCATTAAAAGCAGCATTTACTGCAAGTGGTGTTAACGTAACATTTAATGGTGACCAAACTATTAAAGGTAACTTGTTTGTACAAGGTACTCAAACTGTCGTTGATTCAACAACAATTAACTTAGCAGATAATATATTAGTATTAAACGCAGCTGGAACATCTGATGGTGGTTTAGTTGTAAGAGATGCTACAGGTGGTTCAACTACTTCAGGTTCATTCCTTTGGGATGTAACTAATGATTACTGGAAAGCAGGAAAATTAGGTAGTGAAGCTAAAGTATTATTAGCAAATGGCGATTCAGTAGTTTCGGGTTCATCTCAAATTACAATTTCTTCTACAACTGGATTTACTGATTATAGTAGTTCAGTTGCAACGGCAATAAGTGCATCAGTTGCAGCAGGGGCTCCAACATTTGCAAACATAACTGGCAAACCTGCAGGATTAGTAAGTGGTTCAGCACAAACAGTTGCAAACTTAGTAAGTCAAAATATAAATGTTGCTGGTATTTCTGGTTCATCTTTGGATATCACTGGAAACGCTAAAATTGATGGTAACTTAATTTTAGGTGGTAATATCACTATTGGTGATGCTACAACTGATACAGTTTCATTCGCAGCAGATTTAACTTCAGATATTATACCTTCTGGTTCTAATGTTCGTAGTTTAGGTTCTGATACTAGATTATTTGCTAATGTTTACGCAACTAACGTATATGGAGCAATTAACGCTACAAATGGTATAGTTTCGGGTTCATCTCAAATATTAGGTGGAAGTGGATTATTTAGTAGTTCTGCACAAGTAAACGCAGATTCAATTACTAACTTTGATGAAAATGTTAAAGCTAAATTAAACGCGGATACAGTAGTTTCGGGTTCATCTCAAATTACTTACGCAAGTATTTCTTCAATCCCTGCAGGAATCGTTTCTGGTTCTTCACAATTGGATTCAACTACAATCAATCTTGCAACATTAACAAATGTATCTGCAAGTGGTTCATTTAGTGGTTCATTCAAAGGTGATGGTAGTAACTTAACAGGTTTAGTAACTGATTTAAGAATTTCTGGTTCTACTGGAAATGATGTAATTTCTTTATTAACTGATTCTTTAAAAGTAACGGGTTCAAATTCAATATCTACAGCAGTAACTAATAATGTAATTACAATTACAGCTGATAATGCAAGTACATCTGCAAAGGGTGTTGCTTCATTCTCATCTACTAACTTCGGTGTAACTTCAGGTAACGTAGCAATTAAAGCAGGTGGTGTAAACGCTGCAACTTTAAACGCTGATGTTGCAGGAACTGGTCTTTCTTTAGATGGTGGTGATAATTCATTAAAAGTAGATTATGGCTCAACATCTGGTACTGCAGTAGAAGGTAATACTTCATTGACCGTACAAGGAACTGCTAATGAAATTGAAATCACAGGTGGTTCAGTAACTTTAGGTTCAGGTGGGACAGTAACTATCGGTTTACCTGATAACGTAACGGTTTCTGGTTCATTTACTGCAAATGGTAATGTTCAATTAGGTAACTCAACCGCAGATTCAGTAACAATCGCTGGTAACTTATATGTTCAAGGTACAACTACAACAGTTGATTCAACGACCGTACAAATTGGTGATAACATCATCGAATTAAACGGAAGTGGAGCAGCAAATGGTGGTTTATTAGTAAGAGACGTAACAGGTGGTTCAACTACTTCAGGTTCATTCCTTTGGGACACTACAAGTGATTTCTGGAAGGCTGGAGCAGCTGGTGCTGAAAAAGAAGTTGCTAGATTTAGTGCAACTCCAACATCAGGTTCAGTTCAAGTAGTAGGAGCAAGTGGATTATTTGTAAATTCTCAAATTTCTGATGATGCTATTAAAGTAACCATCGGAACTGATTTGGTAATTACCGGATTAACTGCTAACTCATTCGTAGTATCGAATGGTTCTAAGAAGTTAATTTCAGTAACTCCATCAAACGCTGGTGATTTGATTCAATGGAATGGTTCATCATTCGTTGCTTCAAACGAATTAGATGGTGGAACTTTCTAATACGGAATAAATAAAAAATCAAAATCCCTCACATAGTGGGGGATTTTTTTTATCTTTTTATTTTTCAATACTTATATAGGTGGTATAACTATCATATCTTACTTACATTTTATTAAATATCTATATTTATAGGAAATAAAATAGGAAATTTCAATTAATGGCTGCAATATTACAATTACGAAGAGGCACATCTAATGCATCGCCGATATTAACGGAGGGTGAATTATATTTACATCAAAGTTCGGGTTCAATTCAATTTGGAAGTGGTTCAAACACATATACATTATTACCATTAAGTGCACCTATAAATGGTAACATAAATTTAGTTGGTAATATCTCTGCATCGAGTTTAAATTTAACTGGAAATGCTACTGTAGCAGGTAATATTTCATTTGGTGGTGGGTTAATTACATTAGGTGATAATGCTACTACTGATAATATAGTAATTGTTGCAGATTTAAGTTCATCAATTATACCAAATAATAATAACGCATTTGATTTAGGTGCTTCAGATAAAAAATGGAAAAATTTATATGCAGTTTCTGCATCAATAGATAGTATATTAGTGCCAGGAAGTGGTATTTTATCATCATCCGATACATCATTTGCATCTTATACGGGAAGTATTAATGATAAAAATTTAACTTTAGCAAATGTAACAAGTTCTTTATTATCATCTCAAACTAATTTAAATTCTTACACATCTTCACAAGATACTAAGAATTCAACTTTAGGAAATTATACCGCATCAGTTGATAGTAAATTAACAAATTTAATAAATGTAACTGGTTCTTACGCTACGACCGGTTCAAATAGTTTTATAGGAAACCAACAAATTACAGGTTCTCTTTCATTATCAAGTGGACAATTTAATGTTACAACTGGAAGTGGGGCTCTGACAAGTTCTTTAAGTTTTAGACATACTACATTTGACCCAATTACCGGAATCGCTACTTTAGAATTAAGATATAAAAATAATGATGTTGGTCCTGAAAATAACGCTTGGAAATTTATGGCAAGTGATTCAGGTGTATCATTGGTATTCGAACAAGATGGTGTAGACCGTACTTTATTAAGTAGTAATAACGCTGGTGATGCATTAATTTTTAGAGATACTCGTTTATTTGGAAAGGGATTGACAGTTGATAATAATCTTACTGTAACCGGTTCATTAATTGTATTGGGTGGTATTACGGGTTCAATTGCAGCAACTAATGGGGTAGTTTCTGGCTCATCTCAAATAGTTGGTATATTAAGTGAATTAAACACCTTCAGTGCATCAGAGGAATCAAAAAATACAACTTTAGGTTTACTAACAAGTTCTTTATTATCATTTACTGCTTCTGAAGAAACTAAAAATACAACTTTAGGTTTAGTAACAAGTTCTTTGTTACTATTTACTGCTTCAGAGGAATCAAAAAATACAACCCTTGCAATTTATACTGGTTCAATTGATACAAAGTGGACTACGATAGAAAACGTAACTGCTTCAGTATTATCATATACTCAATCCCTAAAAGATGCAATAACAGTTAGTGGTGTAGATGGTTCATCAACTACTACTATTAAAGGAAATTTAGTAGTTGCAGGAACACAAACATCAATTAATTCAACTGCAATTGTCTTAGGTGATAACATCATCGAATTAAATGGTACAGGTGTAGCAAATGGTGGTTTATTGGTTAAAGACCCAACTGGTGCTTCAGTTATTAGTGGTTCTCTATTATGGGATTCAACAAATGATTATTGGAAAGCTGGTCAATTAGGTGTCGAATCAAAAATACTTTTAGCAGGAGGAGATGGGATAGTTTCATCATCTGCACAAATAACACCATTATTACCAACGGGCGTTGTTAGTGGTTCTCAACAAGTAACTGCATCATTAGATGATAGATATTTAACGATTGGTGGTGATTCGGTAGTATCCTCGTCAGCACAAATTGTAAGCATATTAAGTGATTTAAATTCTTACACATCTTCACAAGATACTAAGAACTCAACATTACAAACATATAGTGGTTCAATTAATGATAAATGGAATACGTTATCAAATGTAACCGCATCTTTAATTAACGCAACTTCATCTTATGAAACAAAGGGTAGAGGAATTGTTAGTGGCAGTTCGCAAGTAACTCCATTATTACCTACGGGTGTAGTAAGTGGTAGTTCTCAAATATTGGGTGGTAGTGATATTTTAAGCGGGTCTACTGCAATAGTATCAACAACTGCACCATCTATATCCAAAACCGGTTCTCTATGGTTTAACAACGACGATGGTAACCTTTATGTAAAATACGATACTCAATGGATTCCAACATTTGGTTTACCATTACTACCTGCAGGATTAGTTTCAGCATCTTCGGATACTACTAATGTAGATATCACAATTACAGGTGGTACTATTTCTGCTAACCTAAAAGGTGGTGTAGTTAGTGGTTCAAACCAATTATCAAGTTCATATAATTTATTATATGCACCATCGGCATCTTTTGCTACCCTATTAGGTGCAAATACATTAGCATCATTAGGTTCAGCAGCATTTTATTATGTATCACAATCAATAGCAGATGGTAATCCAAATACATTAGGAAGTGCCTTTGCTATTAAAACATATGTAGATGATTCAATGGTATTAGCTGGAGCGGGGGATATTACTTCAGTAGTTGCGGGTAATGGTTTAAGTGGTGGTGCGGAAAGTGGTTCAGCTACTCTTACATTGAATACTGGTTCTGCACATTTTACAAATGGTGTTGATGCTAGATTAATTCCATTAACCTCATTAAATTCATATACATCTTCACAAGATACAAAGAATTCAACTCTTGCTATTTATACAGCTTCGATTGATTCACATATTTCAAATCTAAATACCGCAACTTCATCTTATGAAACAAAGGGTAGAGGAATTGTTAGTGGTTCATCTCAAATAACACCACTATTACCAACAGGAACTGTTTCGGGTTCATCTCAGATATTTGGTGGAAGTGGGTTGGTTAGTGGAAGTTCTCAAATAACATATGCAAATATTTCTTCTATCCCAGCAGGAATTGTTAGTGGTAGTTCACAAGTAACTCCATTATTACCAACCGGTGTAGTAAGTGGTAGTTCACAAGTAACTCCATTATTACCAACCGGTGTAGTAAGTGGTAGTTCTCAAATAATATACGCAGATATTTCATCAATTCCAGCCGGAATAATTTCTGGTTCATCTCAATTAAGTGGAACAACTATTACGGATTTAACTATTGTTAATTTAACAACAATTAGTGAAACTGCATCGGTTATATTCAGTAGTGGCTCTAATAGGTTTGGTGATTTTGGAAATGATACACATTCATTCACTGGTTCAGTACAAGTTAGTGGTTCACTTACAACAATAGGTGATGTATCTGCTACTTCATTTAACGGAGTAATAAACGCAACTAATGGTGTTATCTCAGGTTCTACACAACTTACTGCAACATTACCTTCGGGTGTTGTTAGTGGTAGTTCACAAATTATATTATTGTTACCAAGCGGAGTAGTTTCAGGTTCATCTCAAGTAGATGCTGATTCAATTACTAACTTTGATTCAAACGTTAAAGCTAAATTAGATGCAGAAACAGTAGTTTCAGGTTCATCACAAATAACTAGAACATTACAACAAATAACTGATACCGGTGCATCTACAACAAATGCAATTACCATTTCAAATGCTACTGCATCTACAACTAAAACAACTGGTGCGTTAATCGTAACAGGTGGTATTGGTGTAAGTGGTGATATCAATGCAGGAGGTGATATTGTTGCCTTCGCATCATCAGATATTAGATTAAAAAATAATATCAAACCAATCCAATCTCCATTAGAAAAAATTTCTAAAATAAATGGGTGTGAGTTCGAATGGAATGCGGATTTACAAACTATTTATAGTGGTAAAGATTATGGGGTAATCGCTCAAGAAATTGAAGAAGTATTTCCAGAATTAGTACAAACAAGAGAAAATGGTTACAAAGCAGTTAAATATGATAAATTAGTATCCGTTTTAATTGAAGGTATTAAGGAATTAACCAAACAAGTGGAATATTTAAAAACCAAAATAGAAAATTAATGGCACAAATTATTAAATTCAAAAGGTCAACGACCCCTGGAGCAATACCTGAAACTGGTTCACTACAATATGGTGAAATAGCAATGAACGTTACCGATGGTAAGGTATTTTTTAGAAAGTCAGGTTCAGTAGATTCAATAGAATCAGTAGTAACAACTAACACTTCAACTGCCATAGCGGGTAACCTTAATATAACAGGTTCAATTACCGCATCATTTTTTAAAGGTGATGGTAGTGGGTTAGAAAACGTAACAATTGCTCAAACGGCGACAGTTCAACGTTCTTTTACTACTTCATCTACTTGGGTAGCTATTCATAATTTCAACACACCTAATGCAATTGCACAAGTGTATGATACCGATGGATACCAAATAATCCCATCAACATTAAGACATACTGATAATAATACTATAACAATTACATTTGAATCTGCAAGAAGTGGATATGTAGTTATAGCAAAAGGTGGTCATATTGTTAGTGGTTCAATTGATTCTAGTAACATTACTGGGTTCAGTACTGCTGTAACAAATCAAGTAAACGCACTTGGTATTTTTAGTGGTTCTGCTCAAATAACATTGAGTGGAGATGTGACAGGAACAGCAAATGCTTCAGTTATTTCTAGTATAGATGGCGGTTCAATTTAAAAAAAATATATTTATTAGTAAATAAAATAAAAAAAAATCAAAAGCGATGATAATACATAGTCCCATAATTTCAGGTTCACTAACCTTTGCAGCAGGTGCAACATACACGTTACCTTCAAATGGTACATTTAGTGGTACATTCAACGGGACCGTAAATGCAACTAATGGTGTTGTATCCGGTTCTTCTCAAGTAACAGGAATTGGAAATGCACAATTAACTAATAGTTCAACTACTATTGGTTCAACTGCAATTGCATTGGGTTCGTCTGCAACAACAATAGCAGGTCTAACCTCAGTAACTTCAACTACATTTGTAGGAGCATTAACAGGTAACGCATCAACTGCAACTGCATTAGCAACCGCAAGAACAATCAACGGAACTTCTTTTGATGGTTCTGCAAACATTACTATTCCAAATTTAGTATCAGGCTCAGCACAAATAGATGGTGCTTTATTAGGTGCAAATAAAACAATAATAATTGGTTCAACATCGATTACATTAGGTGAAACTAGAACAACAATAGCAGGTTTAACTTCAGTAACTTCAACTGGATTTACAGGAGCATTGACAGGTAACGCATCAACTGCAACAACTGCAGCAGCATTAACAACTGCAAGAACAATTAACGGAACTTCTTTTGATGGTTCTGCTAATATTACTATTCCAAACTTAGTATCAGGTTCATCACAAATTACTTATGCTAGTATTTCTACAATCCCAGCTGGAATTGTTAGTGGTTCTACACAAGTAACACCATTATTACCAACAGGTACAGTAAGTGGTTCATCTCAAATAACTTATGCTAGTGTTAGTTCAATTCCGGCAGGAATTGTATCGGGTTCATCTCAATTGAGTGGAACTACTATTACAGATTTAACTATTGTTAATTTAACAACCATTAATGAAACAGCATCAGTTATATTCAGTAGTGGCTCAAATAGATTTGGTGATGCAGGAAATGATACACATTCATTCACTGGTTCAGTACAAGTTAGTGGTTCACTTACAACAATAGGCACATCAACTGCAACATCATTCAATGGTACAATCAACGCAACAAATGGTGTAGTTTCAGGTTCAGCACAAATAGATGGTTCTTTATTGGGTTCAAATAAAACAATAACAATTGGTTCAACATCGACTACATTAGGTGGAACATCAACAACAATAGCAGGTTTAACTTCGGTAACATCAACTACATTTGTAGGTGCATTAACAGGTAACGCTTCAACCGCAACAACTGCAGCAGCATTAACAACTGCAAGAACAATTAATGGAACTTCTTTTGATGGTTCTGCAAACATTACTATTCCAAACTTAGTTTCAGGTTCATCTCAAGTAACTTTATCATCTACAACAGGTGGTGGAACATCTGATAATGTTAGATTTAACTCATTAGGAATAGGAATGGCCGCATCTGCTACTGCAGGTAGAATTGATGCAACCAATGATATCGTAGCATTCTCATCTTCAGATATTCGTTTCAAAGAAAATATCGTTCCAATCGAAAACGCATTGGATAAGATTTCTAAGATTAGTGGTAACACTTACGATTGGAAAGCAGAAACTAAAGCTGAACACGGATACGAAGGAAACGATGTGGGTGTAATTGCACAAGAAATTGAGGCAGTATTACCACAATTAGTTCAAACAAGAGAAAATGGGTTCAAAGCAGTTAAATATGATAAATTAGTAACCTTATTAATAGAAGGTATTAAAGAACAACAAAAACAAATTGATGATTTAACTTCTAAAGTAAATTCTTTAGAAAACAAAATCTAATAAAAAAGACATACAAAACCCCTCTTTATATAAAGGGGGTTTTTAAATAACCGAGTAATTATATAATGAAATTGGTAAGTCATACATATGGCACAAGTATTAAAGCTAAAAAGAACAGCTGTTCAGGGTAAAATTCCTACAACCGACACTCTTGAATTAGGAGAGTTGGCAATAAATACATACGATGGTAAGTTATACTTTGAAAAAGATAACGGAATTCCATCAATTCAAACAATCGTAGTTACAGATGCCCTAATAACAGGTTCTCTTAATATTAATGGTGCCATAACCGCTTCATATTTCATAGGAAATGGTTCTCAAATAACATTCGGTGGGACTGGAATGGTTTCCGGTTCATCACAATTAACATCCTCATTAGATTCAAGATATTTAAATACATTAGGTGAAGGAACTATTAGTGGTTCTTTCACTGGTTCATTTGGAGGAGATGGTAGTGGATTGACAAATCTACCCGCATCCGATATCTCTCAAGTAGCAACTGTTAATTACGCTTTCTTTAATTCATCAAACATATCAGTTAGTCATAATTTTAATTCACGAAATGTAATTATTTCAGTATATGATTCTAATTATGCACAAATAATCCCATCATCAGTAACTCTTACGGATTTAAATACTGCAACAATAGTATTAACTTCCGCTCAAAGTGGATACGCAGTAGTTGCTAAAGGTGGTCACATCGTTAGTGGTTCTGCAGATGATTCAAATAAATTAAATGGCCAATCCGGTTCATATTATTTAGATTATACCAACCACACAAACAAACCAAATGGATTAGTTAGTAGTTCATCTCAGATAGTTAGTATATTGAGTTCATTAAATTCGTATACACAATCACAAGATACTAAGAACTCAACCCTTGCGACATATACTGCTTCAATTGATAATGAGTTAGATAGAATACAAGAATCAACTGCATCTTTAAACACATATACATCCTCTCTTAAAACTGCGTTAGAGTTGACAGGTTCAAATGTAATTGTTTTAGGTGATTTGACTGTTAGAGGAACAACAACTTCCATAAATTCAACTACAATTCAATTAGGTGATAATATTATTGAATTGAATGGTAGTGGTGTAGCAAATGGTGGTTTATTAGTTAAAGATTCAACCGGTGCTTCTATTATTAGTGGTTCTCTATTGTGGGATTCGACTAATGATTATTGGAAAAGTGGAGTAAGTGGGTCTGAATCTAAAATACTACTTGCTAGTGGTGATAATATCGTATCAGGGTCATCTCAAATTACTTTTAGTGGAATTAGTTCATTACCAACATTAATATCCGGGTCAATCCAAATATTAGGTGGAAGCAATATCGTATCATCTTCTACACAAATCATTTCATCATTAGTAAGTCAATCAATTAATTTAGGAAATGGTGCAATCACTGCATCGTTCTTTGTTGGGGATGGTAGTGGTATTACAAACGTAGTAACTGAAATTGCAGAAGTTGCAACAATCACATCTTCGTTTGATAATCAATCAACTATTTCGGTAACACATAATTTTAATACTAAAAATGTATTAGTTTCAGTATACGGAACAAATGATTCACAAATAATACCATCATCGGTAACACTTACTAATAATAATACTGCAACAATAGTATTATCATCCGCTCAAAGTGGATACGCAGTAGTTGCTAAAGGTGGACATATAGTAAGTGGTTCTACTTCATTTGCTAACTTAGCAGGAACGCCAAGTGGATTAATTTCGGGTTCATCACAAATAACTGCATTAACAACCTATAAAGAAACAGTTAGTGGTAATTCAACCTATTCAATCACTCATAGTTTGGGTGAAGAATATCCAATAGTTCAAGCATGGAATACTGCCAATAAAAGACAAGAAGTTCCTTCAATTATAGAATCAACTTCGGTTAATGCGTTGACGGTAACGTTTGCTGGAGTATTTGCTGGATTAATTATAATAAAAAAATAATATAAATGGTTTATGATGTTTATTATACCACAGGTGGTGGACCGTGGGTCAATGCAGGTTCTGATATTTGGGTAAATCTTTGGATGGAATTAATAGCACCTAAATTAGATGTTAAACCAATTCTACTAATTCATAGAAACAAACCCAAAGGACATGAAGATTACGAATTCCCAATAGAAACTTACTGGCATGGTGAAAATATTCAAAAGTTTGAAGAACTATGTAAAGGGGCAAGAAGAATTAATATCCTACATGGACATTATACTCCAATGAAACCAATTGTGGATAATAAAGATAAAATTCATTCGAATATATTACATAATTCAGTAGACCATATTCTAAAATCTCAATTTGGAAGTGATTTACCAATAGGGCATCATCCGTATATGAGTTCAGAATGGGAACAAGAGGTTACTGATTGGTGTGAAACTAATATATGGGTAGGATTGTACGAAATACTTTATAAAAACACCAATATACCAAATTTTTACGAATTTAAATGGAATCTGTCACTATCCGAATCTAATAAGTTAGGATTTGCTGCAAGAAGTGAAGGTAGAAAAAACCCACATTATTTAGATAAAATCCCAACTTTTATTTTTACTAATTCCGAAGAATTTAATTTACTTTGGAAAAATGGTGTAAAGGTAGATGTTTCAAAATCAAAATTATATCATTATAATCCAGATTTCAAAGATACTTTTTACGATATGGATTGGGGGGTATCACATTCCGCATTTATATCAGAACCCTTTGGATATTCAATATTTGAAGCGGTTGATAAAGGTAAATTACCAATACTACATTCGAGTTGGTGTAAAGATTTAGAATATCCATACCGAGCATCATCTAAAACTGAATTTTTTAATATTTATACAAAGATTACTACATTACCTTATTCTGAAAAATTATATTGGTTCAATACTATAAAAACTTATATGATTGAAAAATATACGGATAAGAATAAGTGGATTGATTCATTATTAGATATTTATAACAAATAGGAATAAAATAAATGGCAACACTAACATCAGGCAATACACTAAGTTTAAACAGTTTAGGTTCTGCAACAGGACAGGGTACAAAATCATTATCAGCAGCTAAGGGAGATACAACTGGTCCCATAGCAATGTCATCATTTGCAATTGATTCAGTAGGGTCTGTAACCGGATACACTTACGCAGTTGAATCTACAACCGAAACTTATACATTAGGTTTTACAGGTGATGGTGCAAATTTTGGTAGAATTAGTAGTAGAGCAGCAAACTTCACATGGAGTGTTCCTGCAGGTTCATATATAACATTAGGAACAAATAGCGGTGTAACTGCTACTTTTTCAATTTCTAGTATGAATCCACAATCACCAGGAGCTCAAACAGCATTAATGTCTGCACAATCTAATACGATTAGATGTGTATTTGTTGATGGGTTTAACGACCACGTTGCTGGATATAATACAAATAAAGATAAAACGGTTTATTCCGTAGATTCATATGATGGTAACTCTACCGCATTATGTTTAACAATTGATTCACCTATTACTTTAGCAGATGGTTCAATAGTTGAGGCAGGAGATTTAGTAGAGGGTGATAAATTAAAAGGGTATTCATTAAATGGATTATCACCAGATTTAGATGGTGGGTTTTATACATGGAATACAAATGAATTAGTTACCTCAGAAAAAGAAGTAACCGTAGTTGGATTAGTATACTCATTTTCATCAAAATATTATGATATTAATGATGGAGAAATAACAGCAACATCAGAACATCCATTATTAGTAAAAGATGGTGAAGATGGATTATATAAATTTAAAGAAATATTTAGAATTACAACTGATGACAAATTACTAAAAGCAGAAGGTGGAGTTTTAGTTGAAAAAATAATTAATTCAAACGAAGTTGTAGTAAAAACAAGTGAAATCGTATCAATTGACGTGGAAGAAGAGGATACTTATTTAGTAAATGGATATGTAACCCACAATAAGGGTGGAAACTCATTCGTAGATTTAGCATCACCAGGTGCACCAACTTCTCTTACCTACGCATCACCTTTCTTAACATGGGTAGCACCTACGGCAGTAGGAACTGCTGGTATTACCGCATATGATGTACAAGTTTCAGTAAATGCAAACTTTTCAGCTCCTACTATTGATTTTACGGAATGGAGTGAAGCGAATATAGAAGTTAACACCCTATTAACCGCAGGAACGTGGTATGCAAGAGTTAGAGCTATAGACCAAGGTCTCAAAGGAACATATGCAACTTTAACATTTACTAGATAATTTTTTTATCGTTTGGGGAAAATCTATATATTTATATATATAACTAATTAATAAACAAAATATATCAAAATGGCAGAAAAAATTAAGTTTACGGAAGACGAAGTCGCACAAATTAACAAATTAAGAATTGATGTTGGGGCTGTTTTTACTGAATTAGGACAAATTCATATTGAAAAAAGAAGAAGATTGTCAGAATTAGAAGAAAGAGAAGCAGAATTAACTAAACAACATTCGGATTTAGTTATAACGGAAGAAACCTTATTTAAAGGTTTAAATGAAAAATACGGAGATGGTGATTACAACCCTACAACGGGAGAATTCACACCAATCGCGGAATAATACTACGTTACACATATATAAAATAATATTTTAGAAAAAGTATCTAATACTTATATGTGTATCATTACACAAACTTAATAGGAGTAAATAAAATGGCAGAAAAAATTGTATCACCTGGTGTATTCACACGAGAAAATGATTTATCATTTTTATCACAGGGTATCGGAGAAATTGGAGCAGCAATAGTAGGACCTTTTAGTAAAGGACCTGCATTCTTACCAACTATCGTCAATACACAATCAGAATTTGAAGAAATATTCGGTACACCTGATGGAACATACTATACAGGGTACGCAGTACAAAACTATCTAAGAGAAGCAGGAACAGTTACGATTGTTCGTGTTGGTCACTTAGGTGGTTATTCACACGTAGCACCAATTGGTATTAAAGTAACATTAGTATCTGGTTCTGCTACAGGAACATATGCAAGTGGTAGTGAACATATCATCGGTACATTACACGCTACATTAAGTGGTAGTGAATCAACCGGATTTGCTACTGGTTCAATAGTATTTGCAAACGGAACATCAACTGATAGTTATTTTACAATTAGTGGAAGTAATCTTGCATATAATGGTTCGGCATCAATTGACCCGTCAGAAGGAAATGATATTGGTGATGTATTTGGAGAATCTCCATTTGGAACTAAAAAAGCATATGTGTATACATACTTTGAAAAAACAGCTACTGATTTAAGTGCATACTTATCTGCAGGTTCTGGTTCTATTTCATTAGTGCAATTACCAACTCAAGCATTTACTGATGATACTACATACGCAACTACTCCGTGGGTTAAATCTCAATTGATTAGTGGTCAAAGAAGTGACCTATTCCGTTTTCATACGTTAGGTGATGGTAATGCATACAATACTGAATATAAAGTAAGTATTTTTAACGTTAAAGCAGCAGGAGTTTCTGGTGCAACTGATTACGCAACATTCTCAGTAGTAGTTCGTGGATTTAGTGATACAGATAGAAAAAAATCAGTAAAAGAAACATATAATAACGTTAACTTAGACCCTGCATCTCCAAACTATATTGCCAAAATAATTGGTGATAGAAATTTAACAATTGATGCAAATGGTAAACAAAGTGAAAATGGTGATTATGCAAATCGTTCTAAATTAATTAGAGTAGAAGTATCACCTGAAGGTTCATTCCCTATTATAGCAGCACCTTTTGGACATGGTGCATATATCAATCCAATTGATGCAACAGTAGAAGCAATTGTTCCTGCAGTTATTTATGCAACCGGTTCTGCTAATAATACAGCATCATCTGGTTATAGATACTCAGGTATCGATTTAGAAACTACTGGAGTAAAAATAAACAATACACAATATTTAAAACCATTACCAGGAACTGAATTTAGTACTGGTAGAAATACTGATTTTACATTTGATGCAGATATCAATACTATTGTAAGTGGTGCAATTGCAACATATAATTTTGGTTATTCATTATCAACTGATGATTCTGCTGATACAATTGCTAAAAGACAATTTACATTAGGATTTCAAGGTGGATTTGATGGTGTAACTCCAACAAGAGTAGTGTATAAAGGAGCAGATTTATCATCTGGTAATTCACAAGGATTTAACTTAGCAACATCAATATCAAGTGGTTCAGTTGCATATGTAAAAGCAATCAACGCGGTATCTAACCCTGATGATTTCGATATTAACTTAATCGCAGCACCTGGTATAGTTCGTAGACATCACTCATATGTGTTTGACTACATAACTGAAATGTGTGAGAATAGAGAAGATGTATTCTTCATTGGTGATGTAACTTCACAAGATGATTCAATTGATTTAGCAGTAGAACAAGGTGCATCAGTAGATTCTAACTATGTAGGTACTTACTACCCGTGGGTTAAGACAATCGATAGAAACACTAACAAATTAACTGCAGTACCACCATCAGTATTGATGCCAGGTATTTTCGCAGCAAATGATGCGGTTGCAGCAGAATGGTTCGCACCAGCTGGTTTAAATCGTGGTGGAATCGTAGGAGCAGTTTCAGTATTGAATAGATTAACACACGCAGAGAGAGATACATTATACGAAGGAAAAATAAATCCTATCGCATCTTTCCCTGGCGAGGGTATCGTGGCATTTGGACAGAAAACATTACAAGAAAAATCATCAGCGTTAGATAGAATCAATGTTAGAAGATTACTTATCAAAGTTAAGAAGTATATCGCTTCTACATCAAGATACTTAGTATTCGAACAAAATACTTCTACCACTCGTTCAAGATTCTTAAATACAGTTAATCCTTATTTAGAAGCAATTCAACAAAGACAAGGTTTATATGCATTTAGAGTAATAATGGATGAGAGTAATAACACTCCTGATGTAATTGATAGAAATATATTGGCTGGACAGATTTTCTTACAACCAACAAAAACCGCTGAATTCATCGTATTAGATTTCAATATCTTACCGACTGGAGCATCGTTCTCAGCATAAATTTTAAAAAAAAGAGAAACCTTATATTTATTAATATAATAGGAGAAAATAAAAATGGCAGAAATATTAGAGTTTAACGAAATGTTCTATACCAACTTTGAACCAAAGATGAAAAATCGTTTCATCATGGAAATAGCTGGTATCCCTTCATATCTTATCAAAGCAGGTAATAGACCAAACATTCAGTTTGAAGCTGTAACATTAGAACACATCAACGTAAAAAGAAAGTTGAAAGGTAAAGGTGAATGGCAAGATTTAGAAATCACATTATATGACCCAATCGTACCATCAGGTGCACAGGCAGTAATGGAGTGGGTTAGAACTTCACATGAATCCCTAACAGGACGTGATGGATATGCAGATTTCTACAAAAAAGATATCGATATCTATATGTTAGGACCAGTAGGTGATAAAATTGAAAACTGGAAACTTAAAGGTGCATTTATCTTAAACGCACAATTCGGTGATTTAGATTGGACATCAAACGACCCTGCAGAAATCACATTAACGTTAGCTTATGATTACGCAATACTTGAATTCTAATAGAATTAAAATATAAAATTAAGAAAGGAGATAGAAATATCTCCTTTTTTTTCAATTTTTTTTTATTTATATATTTATATACAATAACAAAATAAAGGTAAAATATGTCACAATACGAATTCTCAACGGAAATAGTTGGATTACCATCTCAAGGTAAATGCTATCCAGAAACAAATCCATTATCAAGTGGTAACATCGAATTAAAATATATGACGGCAAGAGAGGAAGAAATTCTTTCATCTCAAAGTTTGATTAAAAAAGGTGTAGTATTAGATAAATTATTCGAAGCAATTATAGTAGATAAGAAAGTAAATCCAGATGATATTCTTTTGGGTGATAAAAACGCTATTATGTTAGCAACTCGTATCTTAGGATATGGACCAGAATATAAGATTGAAATATTAGATGATAATGATACCAAACAACAAGTTACTGTTGATTTAGGTAAAGTTCAAACAAAAGACATTGATTATTCAAAGTTAAATACTGAAAATCGTTATCAATTTACAACATCAACTGGAAATGTATTAGTTTTTAAACTATTAACACATGGTGATGAAAAAAGAATTGATGCAGATGTTAACGCTTTAAAAAGATTAAACAAAGATTCAATGGGTAGTGAATTAACCACTCGTTATCGTTATATGATACAATCGGTAGATGGTAAAGAAGATACTAAATCTATAACTGATTTTATCAATAATAAATTCCTTGCTAGAGATACTAAAGGATTTAGAGAATATGTAAAAAATTTACAACCGGATATCAAAATGGAATTTGATTACACAAACCCTGAAACAGGAGAAACGGAGGTAAGACCTATTACAATGGGTGTTAGCTTTTTTTGGCCTACCGAGTAATTATTCCGTTTTATTGCATAAACAAATTTTTGAATTATGTTATCACGGGAATGGATTTATTCAATCCGATGTATATAGATTACCAGTTCATTTAAGAAATTTTTATTATAAAGAATTGGTAGATACAAAGAAACGAGAAAGTGATAATGCAAATAAAGCACAAAAAACTAACCAACCATCAAAAGGGCCAGGTGTAAGAGTGAGGAAATAAATTCCTCACTTTTTTTATGTCTTATATTTATAGGAGTATAATAGGAGAACCTTATGAAATTAACAAAAGAAGATAGACAGCTTTTTAAAGAAATTTATACTAAACATAAATTGAAAGAAGGATTTATCAGTAATTTATTTCTATCTATATTAAGTCGTAATTTAAAAAGTGATAAAAATATAGCTAAAGCAATAAAAGATGCAGATGAATCAATCGAAACTGCACGTGAAACCATTGAAAAAAGATTTGGTGGTGATAAAGAGGCAGTTAAAAAAGCAATACCTCAATCAGTTAGAAAATATTTAGGATTTGATTACTAATTATGGCAAAAAATAGAACAGCAGAAGAAAAAGAATATCAAGATGCAGTCAAATATACCTCATCTATCATAGGTGACATGAAGAGGGCTATTGAAGCAACTGCTGAAGCTTCTGATTTGCGCAATAAAAAAATATTTGAAGAAATAAGTTTAACTAAAAAAGTATTAAACTCATTAAAGGATGAAAAATCTTACGAAGAAGCCCTAATTAAACTTTCACAACAAAAAACGGGTGTTTTACAAACAAATTTTGGTGTTAATGAAAGAATGAAATCAACGTATCTAGCACAATTAGATGCAGCAGATGCGATTGTAAAAAAGGAATTAGCTAGATTAAAAATAATAAATGAAACCCAACGAATTGCAGATAATTTACAAAATAAATTTGTATCATCGTTAGATAAAATTGGTGAAAAGATAAAAGGTATACCGATAATAGGTGAAACCCTATTCAATAGATTTTGGACACCATTCTCAGATAAAGCTAAAGGAAGTATAGATGCAGTAAAAAAACGTTTTATGACTCAGTTCAAAACGGGATTTACTCAAGCAACTAACAAAGGTGCTAATATGATGGAATCGTTTACTTCTGGATTAAGTAGAGGGTTTGGTTCTGCTAAAAATATGATAATGGGATTATTAGGCCCACAGGGAATAGCAATATTATCAGTAGTAGCAGTAGTTGCAGCAGTTGCTCTAATTGCATATGCATTATACAAAGCATTCGAAGTAGGATTAGAAAGATTCAAAGAAATTGAAGCAGCAGCAAAATCTTTTAGAGAGGAAACTGGATTATTAAATTCTCAAACTAGAACTTTACAAGGTAATATTCAAGCGGTATCAAATGAATTCGCAGGGTTAGGTGTAAGTGCAGAAGATGTAGGTAAATCTGCAGCCGCTTTTACTCAAGAATTTGGCGGGCTAGAGCAACCTTCAAGAGAAGTGTTGGGTTCTATGGTTACGTTGAATAAAAACTTTGGTATTGGGGTAGAACAAGGTGCACAATTAAATAAAGTATTTCAAAATATAGGTGGATTAACTGCCGCACAATCACAAGCCCTAATTGGTCAAACTGCTGAAATGGCAAAGATGGCTGGGGTTGCACCTTCAAAGGTAATAGCAGATATGGCGGAGAGTTCCGAATATGCATATCGTTATTTCAATGGTTCACCAAAAGAATTAGCTAAAGCAGCAGTTCAAGCAGCAAAATTAGGAACATCAATTAAAGAAGCAGGTGCAGTTGCAGATAATCTTTTGGATTTTGAAAGTAGTATCACATCAGAATTAGAAGCAAGTGCAATATTAGGAACAAACCTAAATCTTTCTCAAGCAAGATATCTAGCAGCTAATAATGATATATTGGGGGCACAACAGGCGGTATTAGACCAAGTATCAAGTTTAGGTGATTTAACAAAATTAAATAAATTTGAACAAGATGCCCTTACCAAAGCAACTGGTATGCAAATGGGTGATTTAATAAATCAACAAAGAATTAGAGAACAATTTGGTAAATTAAATTCAGAACAATTAGCATCGGCAATGTCCTTAATGGATTCCGGCAGAGATATCACTTCATTATCAAAAGAAGATTTAGATTTACAAACACAAAGATTATCATCTCAAAAAGATATGCAGGGAGTAATGGATAACCTTGCAAATAGTTCATCTGCTCTTAAAACTGGATTTAGTGATATGTTCGAACCAATAGCAGCATTTGTAATGCCAGTATTAAATGATTTATTTACAATATTAAATGCAGTTCTATTACCGATATTTAGAGTTATAGGATTGGCGTTTAAAATGGTATTCAAACCACTTAAAGCAGTTTATGATGTTATATCTGCAATTGTAATGCCATTAGTAGCAATCGGTTCTGCAATAATAAATGCATTAATTACTCCATTTGAATCTGCATTTGATGCATTAGAGCCATTGTTTTTAAAAATAGGTGAATTCAAAGAAGTAATGATGAAATTCGCACAACCAATCATTGGAGTTATTAGTAGTATTGGTAAACTATTTGGTTCACTGGTAGGTGGAGCAATTGGATTTTTTATAAATTTTTTAGTAAAGGGATTTGGATTAATATACGATGTAATTAGTTTTATAGGAGATACAATTAACAAATACATAGTTGAACCAATAATGACCGCGGTTAACGCAATTGGTGGAGCATTTAATTCAATAGGTTCATTCTTAGGTATAAGTGACCCTGCTGTAACCGATGGTAGTACTGCAACAACATCAAGTATTAACGATGGTGTAGTTCAAGATGGCAAAGTAATAGGAACAAATCCAGCAGATGTTTTATTAGCAACTAAAGACCCTGCTAGTTTATTGGAAACAATTGCTACGGGATTAGGAACTGGTATCGGTGGATTATTGGGTGGTATGATGGGTGGAGGGCAAGATAACACTGCTATTGTTGCTAAATTAGATGAATTAATTATGGCAGTTCAATCAAATAGAGATGTCTATATGGATAAAGAAAAAGTTTCCTCTGCAGTAGTGAAAACAAACGAAAAAAGTGGTGAAAACCGATTTGGATTAATGGGAGCTTAATTATGCCAACAATATTAGAATTATTTAGAGGTTCGAATAAAGATATAACTCCAACCATATTGGACTTAACTCCCGTGCAAGAATTATTCAAAGGTTCTACACAAGAAAAAAGTGTAAAATCAGATAAACTAACTTTAATAGAACAAGAACTTAGTGGTATTCGTATAAAAACTAAGGTAGAATTAAATAACCCATTAATATATGGTAACGAAGCAATTCGTATAGCAACTCGTAGTACATCATCGGTTGAGAAAATGAAACAGGCAACTGGCGGAAGTGCAGCGGATGGTGGATTGATTGGTAAAGGATTAGGTGCAATTACCGGTGGTAAGTTTGGTAAATTTGTTTTTGGTGGTAAAGTTACTTCTTTAAACCAAGCAAGAGATGGTATAAATTCTCGTATAGGTATTCCACAAAACGTAATACCAACCTATGTAAATAATACAGGAGAATTACAAGCTGGATTAGAACCAGATACAATGATTACTCTTTCAAAAATAAAAAATGATGCAAAGGGTACAATCGTTGGTAGATTTCTAAAGAATACTGGTGGTGGTAACCCAAAAACAATTGGTAAACAAATAATAGGTCAAGGTATCTCATTAGTAAAGGATAAATTAAGAACTACCCTATTTGGTAATCCAAACTCATTAGGTACGAATACCGCAGGTGCAACTGATAAATACGAATATAGTTCAAAACTACCATATTCAAAACAAATTAGTAATGTTAAATTTAATTCAAAATCAGTAAGTAAAGTAGATAAAGGTGCAACTGATATTACCAAAAAAGTAACTCAATTACAACTTGATGCTAAGAAAAAATTAGGAGAGGCATCTGCAAATGCAACTGCATCTCTAAAACAAAAATTAAAAAAGACTGCAGACCCATCCGCACTTGACAAACTTGTAGAGGAAAAAGCTAAAGAAAGAGCTGATAATTCTAGACCATATAATGAAAAATATAGTTCATATATAACATCGAATAGTACAGAAACTAATTTAAAAATGCCAACTGCTGAATCTACGGATACTGCAGTAAAGGATTCTGCAGAAATTGGTAAGGCTAAAGAAAAGTTAGGAAAAAGTGCTACATCAGTAAAAGATAAATTAAAAGGTACTGAATCAAAACCAGAAATAGATAAAGCAGTTGAAGCAAAAACTAAAACAACTACTGCAACTCCAACCACTTATAGTGGAAAATTAGGTGATTATACAAACGAAAAAGTAAGTGAACGTATTGATTTGAAATTAGTATCACCGGTATATGGAATTGATAGAAGAGGTACAAATGGTGTATTTGGTACATCACCCTATGCATTTAAAGATATAAAAAATAATTCGGGTCTTGTAATGCCTAATGACCCAACCACTCCATATAGTGGAGTAGCAGGAGACCAAAATATTACTACAATAGAAACACAATATGGAATTACAAGTAATAATGGTGATTTAATTAATAGCTCGTATGGAGTAAGTGGCATCGGTAATGGAGATGATAAAGATTTAGTAACATTTTCAATAGCAGGGGTAAGTGATTCCAAAAAGGTATATTTTAGAACCCTAATAACAAGTTTAAGTGAAACTGTTTCACCAACTTGGGATTCTGCTAAATTTGTTGGTAATCCATATAGTTACTACACATATGGTGGAGTGGAAAGAACCCTATCATTGCAATTGAAAATGTATTGTATGAATTCTAATGAATTATCAACAATGTGGCAACGAATTCAATTTTTAACGGGTAAAGCATATCCAACGATTGATAAAAATAATTTAGTGAATCCACCATTTATTGAATTTACATTGGGTAATATGTATCAACGAAAAACTGCATTTATAAACTCTCTTTCGTACACATTTCCAGATGATGGTACATGGGAAACTGCAAATGGTAATCAATTACCAAAAATAGTTGAAGTCCAAATGGAATTTAAATTTGTTGAAAATGTTGGTTCAGAACTTAAACTTTATGGAACGCCAATTTCTAAAGAGGCGGTTAAAGTAATTAATAAGAGAAAGGCTGAACAATCTGGTAATACAAATACTGTAAGTCAAGAACCAAAAACTGGTGGTAGTGCACCAACTACAAATAATGGAGGAGTTGCAAGTGCACCTCAAGTAGTCCAACCGGCAACACCACCACCACCAATTAATAGTGTGGGAGTAGCACAAACCGAACCACCAAAGACAGAATCAACAAGTGGTGGTATGTTAGGGATGGATTCAACTCCAAAATCATTAGAAACAGGAGAACCGGCAGAAACACCAAAAGAAAGTATTGACCCTGCTTTATTGGCTGCAATTATTAAAAAATCAGAAACCAGGGCAGAAGAACTTCGAAAAGAGGCATATACACAATACAAAGATGACTTTGGTATACCAGATTTGATAGCTGCTAGACTGGCAGAAGTGATAGGAGCAGGTCATAAAATTAGTGATGGTAGTATTGAAAAAGCAACTGAAACTGCATATTATGTACCTGTAACCTATAAGGGAAGCTACAAAACTAGAGATATGTGTTTCTTTATAAATTCAATTGGGTCGGCCGTATCAATAACATATAACACATGGGTCAGAATGTTTAATCACGGAGTTAACCCACTTCAAGAATCTAGCCCTTCTGACTGGCTTAAACCAAAACCATCCGCTCAAACCTAAATTAAATTATGTCAAGATATACAAATAATAAAATACAAAAACTCAAAGATGGTAGGGAAGTCTTCAGAACGAAGATATACCCAAATATACCATTGAGAGATACTGATATTTACGCAGTGACCCAGACAGGTGATAGATTGGATACACTTGCACATCAGTTTTACGGAGATGCATCCTTATGGTGGATTATAGCAACTGCTAACAACATCCACGATGCACCATTCGCAGTAAACGATGGAACAATACTAAGAATACCCGAAAATTATTTAGAAATTTCGAATAATTTTACAAAATAAATAAATTATGCCAGGTTCATTTCCAAATTTATCAAATATATATCCAGAATTAGAAACCACTCTAAAAAAAAGAGCAGGTAATAATAACCCGTGGAATGCAAAAGCAAATCCCGGTGTTAGTGGTCTATCCACTTGGATTAGATTATTGGCCGGTGTTTTTCCAAATGGATGTATATTAGAATCAATAAATCCAAACGCTACTGATTTCACATCGGTGTATGGTTCAAATGGTGGTTCTTACATCGGCCCTGGTGCTATTGGTAGAAATTTTAATGGTGATGAAATATGGATACCATCTGGTAAAAGTAGAGCACTTAGACCACCACCTATTATAACATCTATGACTATGGATGAAAAAGCTGAAGGCGCTACCCGATTAGCAACTATTAAAATTCGTGCATTTACAAAAGAACAATCTGATTTATTAGCCGGATATTTTTTAGAACCGGGATTTCATGCCTTATGTGAGTGGGGTTGGAATACTGCACTATCTGCCGCACAAAAAGTTGGAGGCGGTGGAAAGGTAACAAATTGTGATTTAGTTGCATACGACCAATGGTCTACAATTAAAGAAAAAAGAATTAAATCTGATTTTACTTATGATGCATTTTTAGGTATTGTAACTGGCGGTGGAATTTCATTTGGAGATAATGAAAGTTATGAATTGGAAGTAAAATTAACATCAGTTGGTAATGTAGCTGAATATATGCAAACGCATAGAGATGCTAATAACACAAATGAAAATAAAAAAGATAGTGGAAAGACTTTTTCACCACAACAAATTGAAACACAGGTAGGTGATAAAAAAATTGGTGCCGCACTTTTTATGCAAATGTTTAATCAACTTCCTGGTCAAAAAAGAACACCAGAAGTTTATAACTTATGGAAAAACCCACAGTGGGCAGATACTGCTAATTTTGTGAATATAGATAAAGTAGTTGGTGAAACTTTAAAAGATGCATTATCAGAGGCAGGCGAATTAAAATCATCCTCTGGTACGGAGGTGGCAATTCCCAAAGATTTACCACTATTATCAGAAGAAAAATTTATTAGATTTGAATTGGCATGTGAAATCATGAATAGTTATGTATATGATTTAAAAAGTAAACCAAGTTCATGTCCTAATTCTGAAACCCGTAGTAAAATAATTAATATTAAAAATACTTATATTAGTGGGTTTCCACATATGTTTTCAACTGATGCTACAAAATTATTTATACCAAACCCAACTACTCCAAATTTTAAATTTTTAGATGCGTTATCAGCAGATAAAGAAATAAAAACTTATTTTGAGTTTGATGCATTAGACGATTCCAAAAATTTTTCAAACATACATCCGTTAGCGGAACTAACGGCTTATCCTTGGCTACAACACGTAGATTCAAGAGTAGACCCTTCAGATGGTAAGAGTAGGTTAGTTCCATATGCATTTCCAAACACAAGAGGATTGAGTGCAAAATCCCCAGCCGATTCTACATTTATAGCAATACAAGAAAAAGCTAGATTTTGGGGATACCTAAAAGATTTATATATAAATTTTAATTTTTTCGTAGAATGTATAAGTAAACCAAATTTTGTAATCAGAGATGTGTTTTATGAAATGTTAAATGGTATGTCATCTGCATGTAATTCAATTTGGAAATTTCAAATACAAGAAGTACCAAAACCAAATCCAAAAGGTAAATTTGAATTAGCAGTAGTTGATTTAAATTTTTTAGGTGATATCTCAAATAATAGTGGTATTGTAACATTTCAATCTAGAGGAGTCAAATCACCATTTATTAGTTGTGATTTTTCAGTAGAAGTTCCTGCAGCAATGATGTCATCGGTGGTGAATAATAAATTAAAAGATGATAAGGGTCATACATATGACCATAGTCCTGAATTAAATCCCCGTCCGGCATTAGGAACTGTATTTTCTAGAAGAGAAGATTTTGTTGGTACTATCCTAGCAGGAATACAACAAGCAGAAAAGGAAGAAGAAGAAGGACCACCTGATACATCAAATAACCCACCAAAACGAAAAAGTGCAGATGAATTAGAATTAGAGGCTAAGGTAGCAAATTTTGAATTTTTTGTAAAAACAGGTGCAGTATATCCTAAAATTCAAGATAGAGAGGCAAAACTAGATATAACTAAAACCTTTTTTGATAGTGCAGCTAACGATAACACAATTGAAAATGTATTAATGGTAGGTTCATGGAATGATACCTCGGCCCTAAGACAATGTTTTTTAGTTGATAAGGGTTTAGCCGTTAGTCAAACTTTACAAACGAAAGCTGCTAATAATACACAAAATCCACCATTTGGTGTTGCTGATTTTGATTTCAAAGTACATGGTGTAAGTGGATTTAAAGTGGGTGACCAATTTCAAGTAGATGGATTACCTGATAAATTCGGTCAACCAAATGTATTTCAAGTAGTGAAAGTAGACCACACATTAGATGGTATGACATGGACAACGGATGTTAAATCTAAATTAAGAATAGTAGGTAAAGAAAGTAAACCTAAATAACGATGAGTATATTAGATTCATATAATAAGTTGATAAATCCATCAACATCATTACCAAATGATTCATTTGATACTCATATTCCTACGCCATCTAAATTAGATTATACTCGTGGATATATCAGTAGATATTTTATAAAAAAAGTAAATGATATCAATTCACCTATATTTGAAATCGATTCAAAAACTTATTTAAGATTTCAAACAAATCCCCTATTCAGTCGTTGTTCTTTAAAATGGAGAATATCCGGCCCAAAGGAAACTCAATATAGAGAAAATGGACATGTGTTTGATATAAGTGTAAGTGAATCAAATAGAAGGGCAATAAAATTGGTATATGATAACATTCCTACCTTAAAATTATATCTACCGAACTTATTACAATTTTATAAGTGATAACAATCACAAAAAAATAATTATCGTTTTTATAAAATATATATATTTATATAAAACACAAAAGTTATGCAAAAATATAAACACCTTACAACGGAAGAACTTCAACAAATGTCATTTGATTGGAGATACCGAGGCTTCACAGTTTTGGAATTATTAACCGAAGCAGAAGTAGATGAAATCAACGAAGAATTAGACCGTTTACGTGTAGAACGTAATGAAAAAGAACCAGGAAAATGGCAAGAGTTTGAACCTATTATGTATCCACATAAGGATTCAGAAAAAATTGCTAAATTATTTTCACATCCAAAAATTATGGAAGCAGCAGAATTCCTAATGGAAGGTAATGTTGTTGGTTTACAAACTTGGGGTTATTATAAACCAAAAGGCGAATTAGGTAGAGACCAACATCAAAACGCTTTCTATACTGGTTGTGGACATAATGAAATTATTAATACTGCTTTGGCATTAGATAATCACGACCCTGAAAATGGTGCGGTATGGAACTATGAAGGTTCTCATAGATTACCTGTTTTACCAATTGAAGATAACGAAGAGAGAAAAGCAACAAATACCGATAACTGGCGAAGTGAAAGAGGTAAGAGTTGTGTAATGCCTGAAGGACATGATTTCCGTAAGATTGAAGGATATCTTAAAAAAGGGCAAGTTGCCCTTTTACACTCACACGTAGTACACGGTAGTGAACCAAACGGAGATACCACAAGAATGAGAAGAAATTTCTTAGGTGGGTATCTTAAAGAAGGTGCATATTTTCATGCTGGAAATCAAATGAAAAGAGAAGCAATTGATATGTACGAATTAAGAAAAAAACATTGGGGAGAATAACCCATTGATACTGAATACTTTATAACTCATTGATTTTCAATGGGTTATTTTTTGTCATAAAAAAAGTAAAAATAAATGATAAAATATTTGGAAATATGAAATATTCTTCGTATGTTAGCTTTGTAATAAGAGATTAACCTTTAAAATATAAAAGATATGACAACTGAAATTTCTCACCGCGATTCTTTAATTCAACTTTATTCTGATTACCATAAAGATGCTTATGGTTATCGCCCCACTTACAACTATTCTCTCTTAACAACGGAGGAGTTGGAGGCTGATTATGAGACATTCGGCCGTATTTGTAAGGAGAATGCCGAAGAGGAGGCTAAGGCTGAGAAATTAGCCATTAATAAATTTAATGAGACAATTAACAAGATGGTTAAAATGGGTGCCAACAACACCAAAACCGCCCTTCGTTGGATTTGTGAGGCTGGAGTTGAAGAAGATGGTTGGGATATGGATTTCTTTTTATGGAAAATGGGTATTTCTAAATATAGTTCGGAGGGTTCGGTAATTCATAATAAATTACTACCATTTTGGAGAAAAGCTCTAAAATAATTGATAAATTATTTGGAAAATTGAGAAAAAAGCTGTATATTAGCTGTATAAGATTGAAAGATATATAAAACTTAAAATATAAACGTTATGATGAGTAGAATTGATATTAATGTATTAAAGAAAATTGAAGAGGTGTTTGGTTATTTTGATATTGACCAGGCTTTTGGTTCAAATGAGGTGTATCTTCGATTTGGGTATTGGGCTAGAGTTGATGTGAATAAGTTACAGGAAATCGTAGGTCAATCAGTTGAAGAAAAGGATGATTACGATGAAGATTGTGGATATCAATTTTGTTATTCATTAAAATAAATTTGGTAATCTCAGCTATTCTTCGTATATTAGCTTTATAATAATGATTGATATTAAACCCTAAAATTATGAATTCTTCAAATTTCGATAATCTCCCAGCCGGTCAGTTCTTAGATGTGACGGTTTCTATTAACGGGAAGGTTAAAACCCGTAATCTTAAAGTATGTAGAGTTAAGGCTCGTTCACTATTGTTTATTAACGTAGATAAAGAGAATCGTCTGAATACCTTTTTTAAAGTAAAATATACCGATATTAAGGAGTATCTATCGGCAGTTGGATTATTACGAATGAAAGATGGTACATTGCCTGATAAGTGGGAATCTGCTTGGGATTCAATCGGTCAACCTTCTCAAATGAGTTTAAACAATAGAATCAAACCACAATATAGTAGTCACTCAAGAGGATGGGCATCAAACGGAGCTCATTTTAGAACCTAAAAACTAAGTTATGAATATTGTATCAAATTTACCGCCAGTATCATTTCAATCAGTAGTTGATGGTCAATGGTATATCGTTACTACTGGCAAGGAAGGAAAATGGACAAAGGTAGATAGAAAATATGATTGGAGTGAGATTGAATTAATGTGGGTTAAGGATGAGTTTAAAAAAGATACAAAATCAGTAGTAATACTACCAAAAATAGTAAAAAAACAAACTTTCTCAGTTGAAGGTAGTAAAGGTAAAGTGTATGAGGTAGTAAGTGAGAATGGTAGATGGACATGTAGTTGTCCGGCACATGGATTTGGTAGAGGTAAGGATTGTAAACATATAATTGAATTAAAAAATAAAATATAAAACAATGATAAAGACTAAAAAAAACAAAGGTATTGAGATTGACTTAACTGGTCCTCAAGGTAACGTATTTTTCTTAATTGGAACTGCTAGAAATTTAGCCAAACAATTGGGATTAGATAGTGCAAAAATTCAAAAAGAAATGATGAGTGGTGATTATGAAAACGCAGTAAATGTGTTTGATAAAAACTTCGGTTCGTTTGTAACATTATATAGATAAAATTTAAAATATAAAATTATGGGAGTAGATGTATCGGGTAGAAAGCCCAAAGTAGAAACAGGCGATTATTTCGGTTCTAATTGGTGGGGATGGAGACCAATCCAAGCCTTGTCTGAAACTGCAATCGAATTAACGGGACTGGGATTTGATACCACAAATTGGGGTTCAAATGATGGTAAAGGGTTGAAGAATCAACGTGAGTGTAATAAGTTAGCAGATGCAATAGAATTATTGATATCTGAAAAATATGGTGAACAACTTACGGAAGATGAAGACCGATTATATGTTTGTATGGGGATGTGGTGTGAAGCAGGTACTGGTAAATTTATACCAAGTGAAGTTACTGATGGATTAGATGACCAATATGAATATGGTGATATACTATTCACTCCTGTCGTAGCATTAAATGGGACATTAGTTGAACCATCGTATAGTGTATCATTGGGTAGATTAAAAGAGTGGATTAACTTTCTTCGTAATTGCGGAGGATTTCAAATATGGTAAATAAATAAATAAAAAAAATAAAATGAAAAATTATTATGAGTATTGGTATAAACGATTCATTAAAGATGGATTAAAAGCCTGTAAAACAATTATTGGATTAGGACTTTCATTTGGATTAGGTTATTCAGTTAGTCTACCAATTGGTATCTTATTCTTTTTATGGGTATTAGTAGAAACATTAATAGATAGAAATTAAAATAAAATAAAAATGAAAAAATTTAGCATAAGTGAAATTCTTATAGTAGTGATATGTGTAGTGTGTATATTCGTAAGTGAATACCTCTACCTAGTTCAGAACAACCCATTGAAGGCAATC